CTTCGGGTCGATGTAAGCATCGTCCTTCGTTAGCCAATCTGCAAATGAAGTTTCAATCATTACTTTGCCACCCTCTTTCAATACTAAATGTACCCCGGACAACTCCGGGAACGGGTATGACAAATGTTCTACGACTTCAATCATAGTAATGCAGTCATATTTGACATTGTAAAGGAAATCAAATTCCGGGTTGTACGGGTCATATCCGTTTGACTTAACCCCTTTCTGCCTGAGATAGGACAAAAATTGTCCACGACCGCAGCCGTAATCTAAAACATACCGATTGCTGGGGGTTATTGCTTTGATGCGTTCAAGCCGGGTAGCGTTCAGTTCTTCGCTGTTTCGTTCTTCTTGTTTTTCACCGCCAACCATATCGGTCTGGTCGATTGACTTGCTGTGTAGTGTGCCGAATTGGTCTTTATGATACTTTACTCCGCCTTTAATAAAATATAACTCGGTCGGCCAGTCTTTTAAAAATTGTTTAGCCATATTTGTACTTCATGATTTGAATGAGGTTGACCAGAGTGAACGCCCCATATCCGTTCTCCCCCGTTGGTATTACATTATTGGCATACGGGCATACTTCAACTATCCGTGGGTGCTTTATGATTTCGGCAATCGCATAGGCCATTGACTGATTGCCAATAAACAACTCACTGCCCTTTATGACTGAGGCCAACTCCGCGAAGTCTTGCACCTCGGTATAAGTCATGCCGGGAAGTTTGGCCGACAATACCCTAAATTCTTCGGGCAACCCAACAAATGTCATTTTATCCGCATAGGGTTTCAATACCATGTAATCAAAGGTCGGGTTGTGATACCTTGCTGTGCGGTTAATTACGATAGGCCGGGTTACTTTGGGTTTGACCGCAATGTCAAGCCGCTGGGATAAGTCGCAAGTTAACCGGGGGTAGGTGTGGAAGTACCATTGCGATATATGCCCGGTGTAATTGTGGAACTTACGAAAGGTGTCGAAATCATAATCGACCTGCCCGGGTTGTTCAGTAATCTGAATTGACTTAATAAACCCGGTTGCAAATAATAATGGTCGTAGCATATCGCACATCGCATAAGTCAACTGCACTCCATTATTTGGGTGCTGCAAACTGGCTTGAAGTGGCACATTTGGCACAAGCACCAGTTCAATGTCATCTCCTATTTGTCGCATTGCTGGCAACGAATAAATGAGGTCTCCTGCGTTTCCCGAGTGTTTTACTCTCTGCATAGTTCTTTTATGAAATCGGTTAAACAAGTTGTACAAGGTGGCAACCTGCGCCCCTTTCGCTTTTCGTATTCACGGGCAACCGCATCCGCAAGGTCGGGAGGTAGTTGCATTGTTCCCGTCCGGTGCAACTGCTGCAAATGTGGAAATAGTTGCTCTTTCAGTGTCATAGCTTTTTATCAATTATGGCTGCCACAATAGCGGCCAATGATGCAGCGGCCACGCCCCACATTTCACCCATGTAAGAATGATAAGACACCGACAGCCAAAAGGCCAAACAAAAGGCACATTCAAATGGCTTTACACTTTTGCGGTGATAACTATTCCTTCCGGTCAAAAATGAAATGATCGGGGGAAAGAAGTAGCGGCTGGCTAACACGGCAAGCGATGCCAGCAGAATTGATTTACTTATTATGTCTGTCATATTGCCTCCTGATTTCGTCTTTCATTGCTTGGATTATTTTTTGTATTTCTCTGAAATTGATTTTGCTATCACGGGCGACCTGCTTAATGCTGCGGACTTTTGCATACTGCTCCCACAAGACACCCACATACCAATCACTGCGGTCGTGGTCATTTGCCACTCGGGAATACATATCGTTTGCGGTGTTGAGTGCCGATAGTTGCCGCTGATATTCGTCTTCGTTGTACTCGTCATCTTCGCTTTCTATGTCGTCGGGCAGGGTTTCGCTGGGCTTACGAAAGTCCCGGTAAAAACGCTGCTTGCCATTGCCGTGATACAGCCGAACCAAAATGCGGATAGCCCACCATTTGAGGAAGCCGTCTGCATGAATTTTGCAGATTTCTTCATCCGACTTGCTGCAAATGACCACCCAGAATTCCTGATAAAGGTCGTCGGCAAGGTCGCCCCCGATATTTTGGCAGGCTTCCCGTAACCAACTGGCTCGGGCGAGGTCTTGCAGAATGTCATCCCTTGTCAAGTTTTAATTGGTGTCGCTGTTGCAGGTATTCAAGCCATTGTTTATTGTCGCCATATTTGGTGTGGCAAATCCGGCACAATGCCATTAGATTTTCGATGCGGTCGGCAAACTTACTGCCACCCATTCCACGGGGTTTGATGTGGTGAATGTCTACGGCCTTACTTCCACAGCATTCGCAGGGGATAAAATCGCTGCTGTCATAGCCGAAGTGTTTAAGATATATCTTTGTGTGCTTTTGCACTCACAAAGTTTTGTCGATTTTATCTAACTTTTTTTAAAAAATTATTCAGAAAGTTTGCACAATATAAAATTATACACTACATTTGCAGCACTATGACACACGAAATGGAAGGACACGAAGCCCAGCGGTTATTCTCGCAGGGCGAACATTCGGGGTTAAACCCCTATTATCAGGGCAGCAATGAGCATGACCAGTGGGAAACGGGTTGGCAATGGGCTTTGGAAATGGAAGTAAGGCGGCTCAACGAAGAATGGGAACTGCACGAAACTTTAAAAAATAATTTGCAGAATTAATTTTTTTGTGGTATAATTGCATATCGGAACATCAGGACTGACTCCCCTGCCGAAATTACAGAGACATGAAAAAGATAAATCAAAACACCCACGCAAGTAAAGAGGCGGATTGCTCTGGTCCGGAGTCAACTCTTGAAAGTGTGGGTGTTTTTTTTATGCAACAACTCAAACACATTCCCATTGACATCTGCGAAAGGTGTCTAAATGTACTCGCTGCCGAAATTGGGCGGCTCGAAGTACGGCAACAAATTAACCCTATGCCGAAAGAGGCATACAGAATGACACGGCTTTCATTAGATTTGAAAGTCATTTACTACAAACACATTTTACAACGACATGGCAACCGATAAAAAGTCCTTCGTGCTATACTGCGACCAGCAGAATATTTTTAAACTGCTGCCGGACGATGTGGCCGGGAAGTTAATCAAACACATCTTCGCCTATGTCAATGACGAGAACCCAGAATGCACCGACCTTGTTTTACAGCTGGCATTTGAACCAATCAAACTACAACTTAAAAGAGATTTGAAACATTGGGAAGGTGTGCGCGAAAAACGGGCAGAAAGCGGCAAGTTAGGAGGCCGACCGAAAAAGCAAACGGAAGCAAAAAAAGCAAATGGTTTTTTTGAAAAGCAAACGAAAGCAAAAAAAGCTGTTAATGTAAATGTTAATGTTACTGATAATGTAAATGTAAATGATACTGTTAATGTAATAAATAAAGAAATATCTTATTATAGGCAGTTTGACCATTTGAAAATTACACAGCCGGAATTTGATAAACTCGTGGCAGAAGGTTGGTTGCCTGAGCAGGTAGACAATATTTTGAGCAGAATAGAAAACTATGCGCAGAATAAAACATACAAGTCGCTGTACTTAACTGCCCGTAATTGGCTGCAAAAAGAACCAAAGACTGGACTCATTCCCGAACATAGGCGTAGATTAGTAATGTAATGGCAGTATATTCATTTTACAATATCGACATACCACCGGGTAAAACGGCAGGTGAAGTTCAAACACTTTGCCCACAATGCAGCCACACCCGTAAAAAGAAAACAGACCGCTGTCTTTCGGTGAACCTTGACAAAAAGGCTTGGATTTGTCATCATTGCGGTTGGAAGGGTGGCATAATTGAACGCCCCGAGGTAGTCAAATATGAAGTTCCTGAGTGGCAAAACAACACCGCATTAAGCGACAAGGTACTGAAATGGTTTGAAGGCCGCAGGATAACCGCTTCTACTCTTAACAAAATGCAAATCAGTGAGCAAATGGAATGGATGCCTCAGCTCAACAAGGAAGTAAACTGCATTTGCTTTAATTACTTTGAGGGTGGGCAGTTAAAGAATGTGAAATATAGGGACGGGGCGAAGCATTTTAAGATGCACAAGGGGGCGGAGTTAATTCCGTACAACATTGACTGCCTTGCGACCGCTAACGAGGTTTGGATAGTGGAAGGCGAAATGGATGCACTCGCGTTGATTGAAGCCGGGATAGAGAATGTTATATCCGTTCCAAACGGGGCGCAGCCCAACCTCACTTTTTTCGACCGCTTTATGCCTGGCTTTGACCACATCGAAAAATTGCACATAGCAGTCGACAACGATGCACCCGGCATTGATTTACGCAATGCGATTGCGGATAGGTTTGGCAAGGACAAATGTAATTACATCGTATATCCCGAGTGCAAGGACGCCAACGAATACCTGCTGTTGAATGGCGCGATTGCACTGCGCGAAGCCAGCCACAACTTTACCGAGTTCCCGATGCTGGGAGTGTTTAAGGTAACGGACTTTTTAACCGAAATCGAAAACCTTTACAACTTCGGCTTACCTGCCGGGGCGAAAACCGGGGTTGACAAGTTTGACAAGATGCTGTCATTTCACAAAGGATATTTGACAACCATTACGGGCGTACCCGGACACGGGAAATCAGACTTCTTGGATTTCGTGCTGATGAAGTTAATGATTAAACACGGGTGGAAGGGTGGCTTTTACAGCCCTGAAAACCGACCTACTGAACTGCATATCTCAAAACTGATGCGAAAGATTACCCAGCGGCCTTTTATGGGCAGAGACCGAATGAGTCAAGAGGAAGTTTTTGACGCTGTAATCGAACTTGAAAAGCACATTTTTTTCATTAAGCCGGAAAAGGATAATACCTTGGACAGCATTTTCGCCAAGGTGGCCGAACTGAAAAACCGCCACAACATTGATTGGTTTGTCATAGATGCTTGGAACAAATTGGAACACCAATATACCGAAAGCGAAACAAAATATATCGGGCAGAGCCTTGACAAAATTGTGAACTTTTGCGAAAAATACAATGTTCATTGCTTTCTCGTGGCGCACCCACGCAAAATCCAAAAGAATGAAGACAGCAGTTACCACATACCGACCTTGTACGACATTGCAGGGAGTGCAAACTTCTTCAACAAGACCGACAATGGCATAACCGTTTATCGGAATTTCAAAAACAACACGGTCGAAATTCATGTGCAGAAGGTGAAGTTTAGCCATTGGGGTGAAGTGGGAATGTGCGAATTCAATTATCACATACCAACCGGACTATATGTATGAACACAATAAATGAAAACCAAACCGCCACGATTTACCGACTGAAAAAAGAGGTGAAATACTGGCAAACAATGGCTGCGAGATACAGCCGTAAGAACGAAGAAGTGGACGAATTGAAAGTCTGCATTGAGGCAATGCACCGGGATATAGACTATCTCAAAACAATGCTGGGCGAAAAAAACAAACAACCTTCAATGCAAGAGTTAATCGAAGAGGCTATCGGGGGCGTTTTTCCGTACTTTTTACCCACGATGATAGCATCGCGCAGCCGAAAGGGCGAAGTTGTGAACCTGCGGCACATTTGGTTTAAACTGATGTATCAATATTCCGGCCTGAGTTTGGTTAAAATTGCCAACATAGCGCAGCGAGACCACAGCACCGTCATTCATGCTTGCCGAAAAGTTGACGACCTATGCCATGTGGAAAGGGAATATTGCCGAAAGTTTAACCAAATAAATGAGGCGTTGATTTTGAAATTAAAGTAAAAAAAACTATATTTGCACTATGTTAATAATTGATATATGTTTATCTGACCTGCCCAGCGAGGCAATCACAACCGCCAAAAATGGCAAGAAGTACATCAAACTCATTTGCAGCGAACGCAAATCTGAGGGCAAATTTGGGGAAACTCACTACATCGCACTCTCGCAAAGCAAAGAAGAACGCGAGGCGAAGAAGCCAACTACCTATGTGGGCGGTGCGAAGGCTTACAAATCTGTAACTAACAAAGAGGTTAGCGAAACGAAACCAAGTTCAAATTTTGACAATCTTGATTTACCCTTCTGATGAGCAACTTTGACTGGAAAGCACCGACAAAGGACTTGGTTAACCCTGCCCACTACAAAGACACGCCCATTGAATGTATTGAGGCAATCAAAGCAGCAATGACTGAGCAACAATTTCAAGGGTATCTCAGGGGTAATGTCATAAAGTACCTTTGGCGTTACGAAAACAAGGGGGGCAAAACGGATCTTGAAAAAGCAGAATGGTATTTGAAACGATTGATTGAAGAATTATGACCTACTCGCAAAAACAAAAACACTTCATAAAGCACCGGGCGAAGGGCGACACTGAGATGCTGGTAAAACAACTTGCCGGGAAAGTAAGCCGCAAGACGATATTCGATGCGCTGAAAAATGACAGCAAGTACCTTCCGGCAAAGCATCAGTTGGTAATCGACACGGCATTTGAGATTGTGGCAGAATAACGTTGAAGCATTGGCGAAGTAGCCGTATTTGAAAAACAAATGTTTAATAAATCACAAATGATGATAGAAGAACAAAAGCCTAATAACAGCACTGAAACGGCTATTTTGCCAATGCAGTGTTATGTGCAGGGCGGTTTAATTAAGAAGTATTCAGTTGTTTACGCTGACCCTGCTTGGAGTTACAATTTTAAAGAGCCTACTGCATCAAAAGGTGGTGCAAAGGGAAGTGGTTATTCCGCAGGGGTTAATTACTACTATGGAACAATGACAACTAAACAGATACTTGAATTGCCTGTAAAAAACATTTGCGAAAAGGATTGTGTGCTTTTTCTATGGGCAACTAATCCACTTTTACCCGAAGCATTAGAAACGATGAAGGCTTGGGGATTTAAGTATAAGACAATGATAACTTGGCATAAAGAACGATGCAAAGGAATGGGGTATTGGTTTCGTGGGCATACCGAACATATTTTGGTAGGTGTAAAAGGCAATGTAAAAGCGTTTCGTTCTTTGGAACACAACATTAAAAAGTTGCCCGTAGAAAAGCATAGCAAAAAGCCTGATGAATTTAGGCAAATGATTGAAGCGGTTACAGGCAATTTAGGAAATAGAATAGAATTGTTTGCAAGGAATAACCACGAGGGATGGGATGCTTGGGGAAATGAAGTAGGCTCGTCTGTCGAAGTAGGATGGTAGCCTTGCACATAACAGCCGTGCAGCCGCAGTTTCTACAATTTAACACACCCTAAATTGCGGTTGCACTATGTTATACATCACCCTTGTTTATTGGAATACTGCAAACAATGTCAACTATTACCCCGTTCCTGCCGAAGAAGTAGAACGGACAATCAAATTATACCAGCGCAAAGGGTACAAGTGTGCGATTTACACCCCCGAACTCATTGAGCAAATAAAAAATTCTCAAAAATAATTTGCAAGTTTAGTTTTTTACACTATATTTGTACCCATTATGAACGACATACTAAAAAAACCAATCACCGCTAACGAAATCGAATGGCGTGTGCAACAGCAAACCAGCACTGGCAAGTTAATTGTCGTGCCGTACATCACAAATCGTTGCGTTATGGAACGCTTTGATGAAGCCTTTGGGGCGAGTAACTGGACATCGGAGTTCCGCGAAATCGGTAACGGCTTTATTTGCCGCTTGACCGTTTATTTGGATGGCCAAACAATCACTCGTGAAGATGGTGCATCAAAGACCAATATCGAACCCGAGAAGGGCGGCATATCCGATGCAATGAAACGCGCAGCCGTTCAATTTGGTTTAGGGCGTTGCCTTTATGCCTACCCAAAAGTGATGATTGAAACGGACGGCAAATTCATTCCTGACTGGGCGTATGCCAAATTGGATAAGTTAGTGGAGTGGGTGAACGCTGGGAACTTTCAAGAAATAATCGTTTTAAAAAGCAAATAATACTATGATACAACCTGACATTACCGACATGATTTTCGCAGTTGAGGAAGGCAATGCCAACCCCTTGGAAATCTATTGCGCCCTTCACAAGTTAGAGGCGCAG